ATAAATAAAAGAAAGGCTACATTTTGAAATTAAATAGATACGAAAAGAAAATAATAAAAGGAATTATCGCTAGTCGTAAAGGTATTTACGAAACACCTAGACGAGTTAGAGAAAAATATACACCTTGCAAAGAATATGACGCTGCTATATCTTTGTTTATGAAAAAACTTGTATATTCAGAAGCCTCAAATGAATTAGAGTTTGAAGGTCCTGCTACACCTGAACCAAAGTTTAGATGGTTTACTTGTAGATTACATAAATCATATGCTACAAAAAGAGACTTAAAAAAGTTAATATGAAAAAAATTAAATCAAACAAAATCTCTGAAGCCTGTGGTTGGGTAGGTATGATACTTATTCACGGTGCAACTGCTCCCACTTCTTTATCTGTATTAATGGGTTGGTCGACACATTTGCCACCATTGAACTTCATACTACTAGTATGGTTAGGATTGTTCTTATTTCTAATAAGAGCTATATTCGCTAAAGATATGTTATATATCGTATCTAACGCAATAGGATTTTCATTGAATAGTCTATTGTTAATGTTAATTGCTTTAAATTAATATGAAAACATTAAAATTTTACTCAATATTTTTATCATTGTGTATCTTATTATTGTACATTACTTCTAATAAACAAGAGCCATGTACAGATGATGGTTGTCCTGAATTTTTAGAAGATGAATGGACAACTACAACTGAAGTTGATGAGATAGAACAATGGATAGAAAACCCTGCTGCTACGAGTTTGAACTTTAAAAAAATAAATTTAGAGTATGGTGTTCATACGATTGTTGAAAAAACATATCATCTACCAGACATTGATACATCATCAAAGGATATATTTGTACAATCATTAAATGGTTGTATTAATTATTTGTATCAAAATATAGAACCAGAATATCAAATTCCTAATGAACTAATTATTGCTCAGGCAGTTATAGAAACTGGTTGGGGTAAATCTAGATTTGCAAATGAAGGTAATAATCTATTTGGTATTAGAACATGGAATAAAGATGTACCATACTTACTACCTATACCTTGGACAGAATGGCCAGGTTGGGGTGTAAAAATGTATAGTAGTAAATGTGAAAGTGTTGTTGATTATTTACATATACTAAACAATGTTCATGCCTTTGAAGAACTAAGAACGGCAAGAGCAAACGGTGTCAAAGACGCATTAGAATTGGCAAACTATCTAGACAAATATGCTAGTAAACCTACATATGTTGAACTAGTAAAAGAAATAATACAATATAACTTGAGAGGTAAATATGAACTATAATGAAAAACTATTTTGGAAACGAGTAGATAATCTTAGCAGAGCGATGAAGAATGCTAAAGACCTTAGTTTTAAAAGACTATGGGAAGATAAACTACAATTACTACTTCAAAATCAACCAAAAGGCTTGACAAAACATTAATTACCTGATATAATACTACTATACAATGAATATATTTTATCTACATAATGATACAAAGACTTGTGCTGAGCTTCATGTTGATAAGCATGTTGTAAAAATGATTGTTGAATATGCACAATTACTTTCAACGGCTAAGAGAATGACAGACGGCATTAAGTATGAAGCAAAATCAAAGACAGGCAGAAAAGTACAAAGATATAGACTAGAAAATCCTAATGAAGAAGCAACAATTTACAAAGCAGTACATTATCACCACCCTAGTGCTGTTTGGGCTCGTTCTTCTACTCAGCACTACAACTGGTTGTACTCGCTGTTCAGGGAACTTGGGCGAGAATATACCCACAGATATAAAAAAGACCACAGTACGATTGAACTGCTCAAAGACCTTTTAAAGTATCCACCAACTAATCTAAAAGACAATGGCTGGTCAGAACCACCACCTGCTATGTCCCATTATCCACAATGTATAGTACCAGGTGATTCTATACAATCATATAAAAACTATTACATAGAAGCAAAAGCATATTTTGCTAAGTGGACTAATAGAGAAACACCAGAGTGGTTTGAAAGTAACATAACATGAAAAATTATTGGGATTTAATAATGAACGATAGAATAAACGCTCTTAGTAAAGCACCTATGCAGGTGAAACTAATGTCTATGCAAATATTAGCATGGATGTGGTCTGCTGTATTTGGGATTTACATTGTAGAGAGCATCTATGCTTTTGGCATATCAGCATTAGCACACGCCTTATTGGTTGCGGCTATATTTTTAACTGCATACTACTTTAAGCAAGTACAAGATGAAAAAATTAGTACAAGTCTTAGAGGCATAGGTGGCGAACATGAATAGGATAATATAATGGGTAAACATTTAAAGACATCTATGGATGAAAAAGTTATAGACTATCTTGCTATAGAACTATACAAATCTGATCCTGACAATATAGTATTAAATAAATTTATGTCTATGAAGAACGAAGAAGGATACTCTTTAACAAAGACTATAAATAAGTATAAAGAGACAGGCAAACATCCTGACCATTATAATACAGACGGTACATGGAAGTATCCTAGTGGTAAAATAACATTTGATGAGTTTAAACTATAATGCCCACATACAGATTTAAGAACCTGAAAACAGGTGTAGAATATGAGGACTTCATGTCTATTGCAGAAATGGAGAAACTAAAGAAAAACCCTAAGATAGAATTATTACCACCTACAACAGTAAATATTGTATCTAGTGTTGGTAGTCTTGATGGTAAAACTGATAGTGGTTGGAAAGAAGTAATGTCTAAAGCTGCAGAAGCACACCCTAATACTCCTCTTGCTGAGAGATATGGTAAAAAGACTGTAAAACAATCGCAAGTTGAAAGAGTAATGAAAAAGCATAGAGACCGTAAGTCTAAAGGCGGAGGTAGATAAATAGTAGCATGGCAGATTTTGATTTCTTAGATGGATTTGAGGGCGATGGCGATTGGGGTTTTACCTCAGTTAAAGAAAAACCTTCAGACGAACAATCTAAACAGACAGAAACAGTAGTTAAACAGACGGCAGACAGTACTGCTAAGGCGGTATCAAGCGATATTGTGAACAGATTAGACAGTAAACTAGATAAAGTTTTATCTCTAATTAATTCTACTAAATCAGCAGTAAACGAGAAGAATCAAACAGAATTAGATATTGCTAAAAAGCAAATGGATGATGAGTATGATTTAAGAAAAGATAATTTAGGCAAAGAACAAAAAGACAAATATGCTCAATTAGAAAAACTTATCATACCTCTGTTAATTAAATTAGCAAAATCACCAGAGGCCTATATACATTGGCCTAATAGAGCTCAAGTTATCGAATCACAAGTCAAAAAAATAATAGCAATTACAAGAGGTAAATAATGAAAAGTAATTATGATAAATGTTTAGAAACAATCTTACATCACGAAGGTGGTTATGTAAATCACCCTAAAGACCCAGGTGGTGAAACAAACTTAGGTGTAACCAAACGAGTATATGAAGAACATGGTGGCACTAAAGATATGAAAGATTTACTAGTTGAAGATGTAGCACCAATATACAAAAAAGGTTATTGGGATAAAATGAAAGGTGATGATTTACCTGGTGGTTTAGACCTATGTGTATTTGACTTTGGCGTAAATGCAGGACCTGGTCGTGCTGCTAAATTCTTACAACAGATGATTGGCACCACGGTTGATGGTGGCATTGGTCCTAATACTTTGGCAAAAGTTGAAGAATATGTAAGAGAAAATGGTGAAGCAGAATCAGTAGAAAAGTATCAATCAATGAGACAAAAGTATTACGAACAATTATCTACTTTTGCTACTTTTGGTAAAGGTTGGACTAGACGAGTTGAAGAAACTACCAAATTAGCGCTTGACATTATCTAGAAAACCTGTTATAATATAAGTCTAAGTTAATTAACAGGAATTATTATGAATAAAATGAATACCTTTTTAAAGGATAAGTACGACATGAAAGAATTTAATCATGTGTCTCTATCAAATCCAATCCCAGATGTATCTACTGAAACTATAAAAGGTAAACGCTTTTATGTTACACCAGAAGGCAAAAAGTATCCTTCAATCACAACAGTTTTATCAGGTAGAAATAGTGAAGGTTTAGTTAGATGGCGACAATCTGTCGGTAATGATGTTGCAAACAATATTATGAGAACTGCAGCTAAACGAGGTACTGCTGTACATACTCTAGTTGAAAACTATTTAAACAATGAAGAACTATCTAATCAAGATGTTTTGCCTACAGCACTATTTACTTTACTGAAACCTGAACTAGATAATATAAATAATATTAGAATACAAGAAGGCGGCTTATACAGCGACTATTATGGCGTTGCAGGTCGTGTTGATTGTATCGCTGATTATAAAGGTGTGTTATCTGTAATTGATTTTAAAACCTCTACTAAAGAAAAAAAAGAAGAATGGGTAGAAAACTATTTTATACAAGGTTCTGCTTATTGTGAAATGTATGAAGAACGATTCGACCAACCAATAGATAGAGTTGTAATTCTTATAGTAACCGAAGATGGTGGTGTACAAACATTTACAAAGTCAAAAGACGATTACCTGCCTTTATTAAAAACAGCAATAAAGGAGTTTAACGAAGGAAATGAAACAAACACTTAAAAATACTTTAGGCATTAGTTTAATTGCCATATACTTTTATGTTTTATTATCACTATTAACTTTTGCACAAGCAGCAGGTTTACTTTTAAGCGTACCAAACGCAAACGAACCATTAGATAATACACCACAATACAATATTGAAGGAATGGTTCAACAACAAATACCTGTTTTCTGTGGTGATTCAAGCTTTATGCTTACTAGTTCAATAAAACTAATGGAAGAATCACATATATTAGTTGGTGAGATTAGAGAAGGTGGTGTACCTAATGGTAAAGTTATAGGACTTTTATCTTTTGGTCATAGTATCGAAAGAGATACTGGTACTTTTTTTATGACATTACCAGGTATAGGACCAGATGGTCAAAGCATGACTTGTATATTAGGATATGGTATGAATTGGAAGTTTTTTGATGATGATGGTAACCCAATGATTTTACAAGATTCTCTGTGAAGGTAATGAAAGTAAGTAGTATGGACCTGGGTGCAATACCCAGCGCCTCCACCATGTTATCATCCTAAATAGACCGAATAAGGGGGCGAAATAGGATCGACAGCTATTAGAAATCGTACTGGAGAGGGTAGTCGGAAGACTCTAAATTCATTATAAACGCAAACAATAATAACTTTGCTTTAGCAGCCTAGGCTGTTAGGGGTTTGCCAGTACCTTGCAACAGAAACTGGCACTACAGCTTGACAAGATATAAAAAATATAGTATAATGATAACATGAATAATTATATACAGATATACAAAGATGTTTTAGATCCCAGTTATTGTAAAGATTTAATTCATAGGTTTGAAAAGAATAAAGAACATCATGAATCACATGACCAAGGACCTATGTCATTCACACAAATTAATTTTAATCAGCACTTAGAATACCAAGAAGATGTTACACAACTTTCTAATGTTTATAGTGAGTATGTAAATAAGTATAGAAAAGATTGTGCTATACATCAAACACAATGGCCTCAACAATATGCCTTTGAAGAAATAAGATTAAAAAGATATTTAGCAAACGACAAGGATGAGTTTGCACCTCATGTAGATTCAATGAATATAGAATCTGCTAAAAGATTTCTAGTATTTTTTATATATCTAGATGATAACGAAAGAGGAGAAACTAATTTTCCTCAGTTAGGCCTGGCGTCACCTTGTAAACAAGGGTCTTTATTAATGTTTCCTCCTTTATGGCCTTGGGTTCATGCAGGTATGAAACCAGTTGAAAAATCAAAATACATGATAGGGAGTTACTTACATTACACATGAGCATAGAAACGATAACACCAAACAAATTTGCTATAATAGTTGAAGATATAGTAAGAAAGAAAAGATGTAATTATATAGACGCTATAGTTATATATTGTACAGAAAATCAAATAGACCCTTCAACAACAAAGTCTATGATTAATAAACAACTTAAAGAAAAGATAGCATACGAAGCACAAAAGTTGAATTTGATGAAAGAAAAAGTAGCTAAATTACCAATATAGAAAGGAGATAGATTATGGGATTATACAATTTTGTTAATAATATGTTAGAGAAGCTTATTGCACCAGCACAACCGCCTCTAATATTAGACGAACCAATTACTAAAACTGACCTTAAACATAAGACAAAAAAAGAGTTAGAAGAAATTGGCAGAGATTTAGGCATAGAACTAGATAGAAGATTAACTAAAGATAAGTTAATAAAACAATTAGAAAAAGTTATATAATAAGGAGTTATATTATGACAGGAGCAGAAATAGCAATAGTAGTGTTTGCAACATTATGGATTGTAGGAGTAATATCAGGATGATTACACTATTCGATAATAAATTTAGATTTAGAGTAGGCGACAGCGATGAAAAAGGTGGTTGTACATTCAATGGTGGTTGGGAAACTAAAACCACAAACGATTTATTCAAAGATAAAAAAATTGTAATGTTTGGTTTACCAGGTGCATTTACACCAACTTGTTCAGGTGAACAGTTACCAAAATATGAAGAACGATATGACGAGTTTATAGCAAATGGAGTTGATGATGTTTATTGTATATCAGTAAATGACGCTTTCGTGATGAACGCATGGGCAAGAGACTTAGGTATAGAAAAAGTTAAGATGATACCTGATGGTGATGGTGCGTTTACTAGAAGTTTGGGTATGTTAGTAAATAAACCTGCTCAAGGTTTTGGTTTTAGAAGTTGGAGATATTCTACTCTTATTGATAATAAAAGTATAGTACACACAAACGAAGAACTTGGTATTAATAATACAGGTGCTGATGATGATCCTTATGAAGTTTCAGACCCAGACACAATGTTAGAATATTTTAACACGGCGAAGTAAGTGAATGGTTTTGAAATATATAAAATCTATTTGGCAATCAAACTCCACTTCACAAGTAAAAACCAGTCTTACGACTTTCATAAACACAACGGTAGAACAACTGCAAGATTGGCGACCTTTACTAAAAGAAGGGATAGGTATTT